TCCTCAACCAACTGAGGAGCAGGAACATTACAAATGACATTGCCATAAACAGCAGTATCATTCATGCCTGGTTTGAAAATAGAAACAGAGTGTTTAGGAGTTGCTGTGAAGAAATAGCAACGATCAGATTCGTTACTGAAGAACTCAGTTGCAGGAAAGAAGTTACGTTGAACAGAGTTGTGTGCCTCGTCAAAGTAAATGTTGTTCACTTCAATGTCTGCCTCTTGAATACGATGCAGGGAGTGATAAGTGGTGAAGATGATAACATTCTCACCAGCAGTCCTGGCAGTGTTAGCAAACAGATGGATCTGTTCGGGTTTAGTAGTGTGGAAATACTCAACATTACCACTGTGAACATGCATCACATGAGTGTGAGTTGTATCAATCAACTCAAGAAATTCCTTACAGAGTTGTTCTGCCAGAAGAATACGAGGAGCAACAACAACAGTAGTGGTGCCAACAGGGACCGCTTGCTGATGAATAGCATCCTGAATCATACAGATAGTCTTACCACCACCAGTAGGGATGATGACTTGACCTTTGCTGTTGTCCCACATCGCATTGACTGCTTTCTTCTGATGGGGTCGAAGGGTGATGGTCAAGTCGTCTCCGTATCAATGTAGATATTATAGCACGAAACCGTCCCTGGTGCTACCCAGTGGACGGTTCTATAAGTGGCTTATACTCTGATCTTCAACCCTAACAAAGGTATTCTACAGAGATTTTAGAGCAATGTCAAGCTTGTGCTACCAACACCAACGACATTAAATGTTAAGGTACTACCAACTACATTGATTTGAACAGCTCCATCAGTTCCAATTCCACTAGTGAAACCATTTTCTGATGTTGTAACACCAGTAATATGTGCTTTACTACCATGAATCTCACCGATTATATCGATATGTCCAGTACCTAATATATCATTTCCATTTAATGCCAGATCTCCACCTAAATTTGGAGATGTGTCCTGTTGAACAGTAGTTAGAGCAGTTCCAACGAGCATATATGTTGAATTATCAACACTTCCATCTGCTTTTAAGAATTCTGTTGAGGAACCACCAACCTTTACAATCTTCTGAGTAGTAATACTTTTACCTGAACCAACTACACTAAGATCTCCGGTAATACTAGCATCACCACCAACACTTAATCTATCTGATGGTGAGGTATCATTAATACCAAGATTACCAGATCTGGTAAGAACCATTGCTCTGGTTGAAGCATTTGTCAACCAGTTAAATGCTGTACCCAATCCACTTGGATTTAAGTAGAAATTAAGATTATCTGTGCCACGATTGATAATATCTAAAGATTGCTCTGTACTAAATTGAGCATCTCCTAATGCGTTTCCATATCCATATCTAATCTGTCCATTATCAGATGATGCCGATATATTTTCACCAAAGGTTATAACTGAATATTCACTATCACTTGTAAGTTGTATCGAAGCAATACCAGATTTTCTAACATGAATGGCAGCACTAGGAGATTCTGTTCCTACACCAATGGATGGTGTGATTAACTTCGTGTTAGAAGTTATAATTCCGGTAGAATTTACAGATGTTACTGCTATTGCAGGATTTCCTGTTAATCCCTGTGATAATGTAGAAATACCACTGAATAAAGTGGCAGTTATTATACCAGCACTAAATCCACCATAAGCATCTCTAGATACAATGATACTGGTTCCATTCTGAGAATCTGCGGTTGTGGCACTATTTGGTATATTTGTCAGTAATGCACCAGATCCACTAAATGTTGTTGCTGTTGCTACCGCATTAACTTTTAAAGATCCGGTTGTGGTTATTCCTGTAATTTCTACATCACCAGTAACTGTCAGTTCACTATCAGATGCTCCAGGACTTGTTGAAGTATTGATACCAATTTTTGATGTTGTGTGAAGTCCTACTCCGGCATTATCAGTAATAAATGTTGTAAATCCATATCCAATTAAATTGTTAACAGTATTATTTCCAACAGAAAGTTGTGCTACTGTAAGTACACCAGAAACTCTTCCACTACTTGCCGTTATAAAACCAACCGTGGTTATACCAGATACTTCAAGACCCTCTGATACAGATACATTATTTACGGTAGCAAGTCCAGTGATTCTCGCATCACCGTGCACATCCAATTTATTCGGTGCCAATGGGGAAGATGTCCCTATTCCAACCAGTCCATTCGCATTTACAACGAATTTATTATTATCAATTTGTACACCGTTTCTAAAATTAAATGACTTTCTAATATTTGCCATTATTATAAGCTTTAGAGTTATTTATTTAATTCTTATGATGTAATAGAGTGCCCTATATGGTGGTAGGTTTGCATTGCTTGCCGATACACCTTCATTAGCAGTTGATCCTGAAATAGTGACGCTTCTTGAATCCTCATTATACTGACCATGTCTATCACCATGATGGATATCAACAAACATGGCGCTACCAGCAGAACCACCTATGAAGTACTTATCGGTAGTACTACCCGCAAGAGTTCCTGCACCGTGCTGGTGCTGTGGTAACACAGCATTAGCACTACCACCAGTTCCAGCCAAAGTATTGTTCCAAGAACTGTTGCCAATACCAGTTACAAATTGACCTCGTAAATCGGGAAGATTAAATGTTGCTCCAGAACCACCATAAGTGTATCCAATAACATTAAACAAATCTGAATATACCGATGTACTTAAACCAGCACCATTACATTCTCTCCAATTTGTTGTTGGCCAACTATTAGTCGCACCTGGCCAAATCATAATACTTCCAACAGGGGAAATATTTGGAACATCAAGATAATTGGCACTAATTCTACCTTTATTGGAAGGAGATCCAGTTAAATCTAAGTCTCCAATTATGTCTGTATCACCAGTGATTGTAGTAACACCAGTGATTGATACATCACCTGTAATAGTGGTGTCTGTTTTAATTCCTACTTTATTTCCTGCGAGAGAAGTGATGTTTAAGTCACCACTTGTCGTTGATACTTCACTCGTAGATCCTTTGATAGTGATATTACCGACATTTACATTTGATGCGGTAATAGTCTTACCAACTCCAATACCCCCAGTTACTACAAGTGCTCCAGATGTCGTACTTGCGGAATCTTCTCTCGCAGAGATTTTAACCTTTTTATCAAATTTTGTCTTTTCATTAAAGGAAACAGGACCATCAAACTGTGATAATACTTGATTTGACTTGCCACCTTCTACGACTAATCTTTCTTTGATTATAACTTCATCAAATACAGCACTTAATCTTGCTGGGTCCTCACCAGTAACAGTTGGGACTGGAATATCAAAGTTAGTTTCTTCACCAGTTGCGGACGACTTCTTCTGATTACCAATAAAGAAGTCTCCCTTGTTATTCATACCAGTATAAACAACAAGACCATTAGATCTTTCCTGTGCCTGTGACAGGAATTCCTCTCTTTCGGTCAGAGTTCTATCCTGAACCTGTGGAAGTGCGGTAGAGTAGTTACCAGGACCATATCCAAGATATTCAAATGTATGACCAGAAGCACGAAGAATTGATGGTCTACGGAATTCAATCGCAGGAACTTTGATTCTCTTAATTACAGAATTAACTAAGTGAGAAGTTGCTCTAGTCGCAAGTGCTCCACGAATAACCGAAATCTTATTGGCAGGAACTCCACTAAGACTATTACTTGAGATTCTCATGATCTCTTCATCAACTTGAATATAAGTTCCAAGTGGGAATCTTTCAATGACTCCATTCTGAGCACCACTTACAGAGAATGATGTCGTAGAAGTTGTAATACCCGAAGATTCGGTAAGTGTTAATATCTCACCATCAAAAATAGTAACCCCTCTTACCTGTAGATTTTCATTAGTGCTATCAGAAACACCTTCATTAGATGATAATCCATGTTTCAGAATGAAACCAGATGCTGCTCCAATACCACCACTAACTTCAAATTTATTAGGTAATGTAGATACACCAACAATGTAATCTCCTACATTATTATTACTGCTATCGATGACCCTAAACCTATTACCAACTGCTAATCCATGACCCGTTGCAGTTACAATTCCAGATGTTGAATCTGCAGTGAATGCAACAGATGGTCCAGTTACAAATCCATAATTATCTGAAGTAATTACAGGATCTCCAGTTGTTCTTGCGATAGAAACACTATCTCTCGCAGTAACTCCAGTAATACGATGATATGTATCTGTTCCAGTTCCAATACCAGTAAACTGAATAACCTGACCTATAGCAGATGTAATACCACTTGTTACGACAGTGAATGCATTATTATTTCCTGCCCCAATAACACGGGTGTCTAAGTAATACGTTCCAGCAGAATAGTTAGATCCACCATTCATTATTTCTACAGAACTTATATTTTGTCCAGCAGAAACAACAACTTTTGCGGTCGCACCCTTCCAAGCATTATCAAATGTAGTAGGATTAGATACTGGATCTGCTTCTGTAGAAATTTTTACGTTATAATATGTTCCGGCAGTAAATCCCGTTGTTGCGGAAACACTTCCAGTTGCGATACCAGCAAAACTATGATTTCTATCAAAAACAATTGTTGGTGATGTTGAGGTTGGATTTGTAACTGATGAAACATCAAGACCAACACCTAAAGTTGTTAATAATTTATTAGTAGTTTCTCTTGTAATACTTTTCTTAAGATCATCTGTTTGAACCTCTCCAAGTGGAGATCTTAATGCATAAGTTGTCGAACTGTTTGGATTGGCATTGACATTATCTCTATCAAGTTGTGGATACAGATCTGTTACATTTTGACTATATTTCAGATCTGTAAATTGACTTTGAATCGCATTATTTGCATTTAATGTATAAGCATGATATACACCGTTTCTATCGTTTTCCTCATATTCTGAAATAACTTCATTTCTATAAATATATAAATTTTCTTGAAGATTATTTCTCTCAAATCTTGGAAGTGCTGTAGTTCTTGTATTTACGTTATTTGTGAATGATCCTGGTGTTGTTGATGTGGTATATGTAAATGTTAAATCATCGACAACAGTTACAGTAAAGGTTCCGTTGTAACCCTTATCAATCAATCCATCAGTATTTGTAGAGTCTGTTACATTTTTAATAATAACAGAATCACCAGTTTTTAAGTTGTGTGGAAGTTCCGAAACAACGGTGACTGTTGGTGATGAGAAGGAACAACTCTTGATGATTCTTAGATTACGATTAAAATCATAATCAGTCGTTCCAATACCAACAGCAGTAGCATCAGCATTTACTCTAAGACCAGTTGAGCTTGATTCCTGAATAACAAATCCAGATTCTGGTGTTTTTGCGTTAGCAAGTTGACTTGGAACTACAAATCTAAGTTTGTAAATCTTTTCATCAAGACTTCTGTTATCTGAAATTCTCTTGACTGTAGTTGGTTCATCAGTGGCACCAGATCCTGTCAACTGTGAAGTAATAGTATTTCCAGTCGCACTTACAGTAATATACCACTGACCCACAGAATCGTCATGTTGAACTGGATGTCCTACATCTCCTGCTTCTTTATCAGAGACTCTCGTGGTAACCTTTAAGTTTGTTCCACCATATACTTCAATTGGACTATCTGAAGTTGCTTCTGCCAGTGATGCGGCAAGTTTGAATGTGGTATTGTTAGAGACAATTACAAAGTAAACTGTATTTGTTCTCAGGTTTTCTGGTAAATCACCATCATCACTAGTAATGATAACTTTTTCACCAGTTGATAAATTATGAGTTCCACTGTTAGAAACTGTAAATAAATTATTACTTGGTGCACCGACAGAATATTCTTCGAATGAAGATGCTCCACTTGGCATCAGAATGCTCGCAGAGTTAGATCCTAAGAAAAGTTTATCATTTACTTTTGCACCAATACGATATCCTTGAGTAAGAACTGGTGGTTTTACTTGTTTGTTATTAAATCCAAAGATGTATAACTTGGTTGAAGTATTTGATGCATCCTGATCAAGAGTCAACCAATCAATATCTTCTTCCGTTGATTCAATTGCTCTCGGTGGAATAATATGGGTGAGAAACGCTTTATCATCTTTCGCAAATGCCTCTTTCTTAAATCCATCAGAGACCAAAGATAACTGACCAAAGTTAGAGTTTGAGTTAGTAATAGAAGCATCACCACCAGTCTCGGCAACAAAATGTTTATTGTAACCGATGGCAAAAACAGAAACTACCTGAACAATAGCATCATTTGTAATTCTGATATGTGATTGTTCCCATCCCTGACGATAAATTGCCTCAGAATCTAAATGATATACTTCCGACGACGATGATGATTTTGAGGATAGTTCAGCACCACTTTGTGTTACACCTGAGGCGTAAAATGTATTCTCATATGTTCTACTTGACTCATTATATTTTACAAATGCTCTATCATCTTTTTGAAGTGAAACACCAGTAAACTGAGCAACAACCATTGAACGGAAACCAGTTGCCTTACTTCCGTCGGCGTGCATACCCTGCATACCCCATACAGAACGCATGGAGATGTTAAAGATATAAGGAGATGCTCCAGTAACTGTATCTGTTTCAATGGTTACGGTGCCTTGACTTGTGAATGGTCCAGGATTAACAAGTGCAGGATCTTTAGTTATATTATAGAAGAAGATATTATCATTATCTTCATCAACTGAAGTAACCTTAGTAGAAATATTGTAAGAACTATCAGATACATCTTTAATACGAATAGGTGTTCCTACATTCAATCCATGTGCTTCTTGCGTAGTAACTTTAATTCTTCTGGTGGCGGTTAATCCATCACCTGCTTGAATTGATGTAATTGTGATAGGATCGGAAGCAAATGCACCAACGATTTCAAATTCAGGTCTTCTAGGATTGAACCCTAAAGGATTGGTTTGGAATCTATCATCAGCATCAACTGGTCTACCAGAACCAGTTTCATAAGCATTAGAAAGCTTGGCATAATACATCTGGAGGTCGGTAAGACCCTTAGTACCAACTTCATTGACACCATCAGCATATTCAAATACTGTAAGTTTATGGTGAGAAAACGTTGGTATAGACTTTTCAGTGAAATTATTGTGTTGAGTATATACTGTTTCAAATTCACTCGCATCAAAAATTGAGAACTGCCAAAGATAACATGCTCCGGTAATTCTAAAGAGAGAAGAATATGGTACTGAATCATCAGTTGGATTTGGAACATAAAGTGGGCGCAGTTTGGTCTTTCTTAAGTCAAGACCAACGATTGAAGTTCCACGAGGAACAATTACACCACCATTTACACTATTAAACTTATAAAGGTCATTATCTTTTTGTGTTAAATCAAAAACAGAATCTAATGTTAAAGGTAATGATCTTACCGTAGATCCATCAGCAGTGGTTACTGTTCCTCCACTGTCAATAGTATAACCAGGTCTATTATCAATAACGTGCTCACCAGGCATCAAGAGAATTGTAGTCTTCTCTGTTTCGTCGTTACTATTTCCTTTTATATACGAAAATCTTGCAGATTCAATTAATGCTCTCTGAAGAGTTTTGAACGGTCTGGCAAGAGAATTTCCTTGATTACTAATACTATCAGTTGAATCTAAGTCTGAGGGACTGACGTATAATATACGACCTTCAGTATTCTTGATGATAGAATCTAACTTATTCAGAGGCA